AATTGATGAACAGTGTTAATTCCAGAAGGTTGAGCTCCTTCTATTGTTGCAAAGTCACCAACTACGAATGGGTTTCCCGCATTATCTGGCAAAACTACAATCGTAGAAGATCCTGTTGTAATACCGGAAACTCTTTGTCTAGCAATTCTTTCTTTTAAAACTTCAGTACCATATGGTGGAAGATAAAAAGAATTGGTAGTGACTAATGGATTTCCACCAGTTTCTACATATACTGCAGTTAATCCAGTAGCAACTCTGATATATCCACTTTTTAAAGCAATAGGATTGCTAGTTGCTGCTACAGAAACAGTTGGAGAAATTCTGTCTACATTTTGAACAATTTTTATTGCCATTATTCTTCATCTCCTGTATTGTCGGTATCACCAAACATTAGTGCAGCAACTTCTGGACGAGCAGCATCTACTCTTTCAGCAGATTTTGCATATAGTAATTCTTTAATTTTGCTGGAAACATCCGAAGGAGTTCCATCAGTTGCAATCAAATCGATAAGTTCTTCCATGAAAAGTAGTTTATATTTATAAGATTATTTATATCTTCCCACCTTTGGGTTCCGGAATTTGCATTTGAGTGGTATCGATTGTAGGTTCAATTGGAACTTCACCACCAACACCTTGTTCAATTCCTTGTGCTTGGTCTTGTGGAATTGGATTTCCCATTTCATCTACTGGAGCATTGGGATCTGGTAAAATACCTTTTGCAATTTCATCTTCAATTTGGAGATCAATTTCAATGATTTCCGAGTCAGTTTGACGAAGAATTTTTTTACGAATATATTCTGTGGAATAATATTTGCCAATATATGGTTCAATTGTTGTTGCAAGAGTTAATCTGTTAGTTAATAATTCTGCTTCTTTTAATTCTGCAAAATGATTATCATAGAGAAAATCATATTGAATATGATCACTCATTTGCTCCCAATCTTCTACAGAAACAATGTTCTTAAGAAGAAGTTGTGTACGAAGAAGATCATTAAAAAGATTTGCAAATCTCTTTCTCAATCTTCCTACAAATTTTGAGAACATTAATTCATCACGAAGAATTTCTGAAGATCTTCCTAAATTAAATCCATCTCCACCACCAGCAATTCTTGTTTCTGGAACTCCAAGTGCTCGATAAAGTTTCTTCTGAAAATATTCTATATCTGAAAGTTCTCCAAGATTTTGTCCACCAGGAAGAGTTGTGATTTCTGTACCACGACCACCTTCTCTTCTTGGAAGCCAAAAGTCCTCAAGCATACTCATAAATTTACGGTCATCACGAACTTCACCGGTGTTTGCATCATACACAAGTTTATTACGATAACGACTCATAACTTCCTTAAGATATTGCTCCGCTTTTACCTTTGGTAGATTGCCTACATCAATATAAAAAATACGTCTCTCAGGAGCTCTTGATAATCTGTAGATAACAAGAGAATCCTCAATCATTCTTAATTGATTGAGTGCTTTAATTGCTTTATGAAGATATGAAAGAATTGTACCTTTATTTCTATCTACCAATCCCGAGGTGCAATATGTTACCGTATCTTTTGCAATTTTAACTCCTTTTTTCGATCCACCACTAATTGTTCCTGTTGGAAAATTTGGCGTTGGTGTATAGATGAAGTATTCTTCAACTTCTGGAAAATTGTATTCTTGATCCTGTCCAAATGATCTGGACATTAAATTTAAATTTCTAAATCCATTTTCTTCGCCATTTTTTTTCTTTTCTTGGCGAACATGCTTCATTTTCATCGGATCAATATATCTTAATTCCTGAATTCCTGCTTCAGGATTTTTTTGATCAATGACTTTTAAATAAAATACTCTACCATCAATATACCAATTTCTAAAAATCTCATGGCACTTTTTATCAAAGTCCATGATTTCTTTAATATATTTAAATTCTGCTCTGATTACATCTTTTAAACGATCACTTGCATTTAAATTAGATAATTCAATTTCAACTGGAGAATCATAAAGATCACTTACAATTGCTTCGTTAACAACACTTTCAATAGCGTTATCACATTCTGGATGGAGTGCCATCTCACGATAACGACGAATTAAATCATATTCTGTCCTATAGACACCTTCAATGTCTACATATTGTCCATAAAACCCAGATTGAATAAAATAGTCAACCCCGTCCTCATTATTAGGAGGAACGGGGGAAACTACAGATTTAGGTTTTTGAACATTGTCTTCAATCGAAAAACCAAAAAGTTTCGCCATTTTATAAATTTAAACTGCTTGTATATACTATTTAGTTAATGTCAATACCACCTGCTGCATCAGAATCACCTTTAAATGCTTCCCACCAAAGAATTTGAAATTCGCATGTAAATTCTTGAATATTTGGTGTATTATAATCAAGAGCAATTGAACCAATTGATGTTGGAAAAATATCATAAAAATGATATGCTCTTAAAGTTGATCCATCACGGTCTAATTGATAAACAAAAGCATCTGCCGTATATGTGGTTGGATCAGTTGCACCAGTGTTATCGGAAACTCTATTGATTTTATTCATCCAGTTTTCCATTGCTGAACGAATTGCAAAATCAGTATCATTGATAACTGTAACTGTCCAAGATTCAAAAGTTCTATCTCCAGCAACTTTTAGAGTTCTTCCTCTAAAAGGAACATCTAACGATGCAACATTAGATGCTGGAAGTGCAGCAGTTTTAACTAAAAATCTTGATTTGTCAAGAACATTAGTATCTGCGGGAGCAATATCTGGAAATGATAATACTACTTCAAAAAGATTAGAACGAGCACCACCACCTGTTAATTTACTTTTGAAGTCGGTAATCTTTCTTAAGGGAGGTGGATTTAATTGTTGTCTGGTTGCCATAATTGTTTAAACCTCTAAATTAAACGTTTCCGATTACTTCTTCAAAGTCAACACCAGTTTTAGTGGCGATAAATGTTAGACCAATGAAGTTAATTGATCTTGCTGGTTTAATGTAAATATCAGCACGAAACTCATTATTATCTATCACTGCAGCAGTGTTATTCGTTTCATCGCAAATAACAACATAATCAAAAATTCCTCTTTTTGCTTGAATATCGCGCAGGAAAGGTTCAATTGTATTTACGAAATTAGTTCTTGTAATTTCATCATTAAACTCAAAGAGAGCATCTTTTGCTGCTTGAGAAATCGCATTTTCAAGATAAACAAATAGACGACGAACATTAATTCTGTCGAATGCTGATGTTTTAGCAAGTCCAGTTTTATCACCAAAAAGAATAATTCCAGCACCTGGAGAAAATACAACAGGATTTATTCTATTTGAATATAAACGATCTCTTTGGGTTTTTGTTGGATTATATGCAAGTTTTACGGCATTTAAAATTGCACCTCTAGAAGTTCCCGCTGGAGAATACCATGGGAAATTATTAATATCGTTTCTAGCGCAGAGACCTGCAATATCACCATTTAGTGGAACATATCTGAAAGTATTTGAAAATCTATCATACATGTATTTGTAACCACTATCAAACACCGCGTAAGATGAAGAACTTACAGCAGCATAAAATCCAATTACATTATTTGTAATATCTTCTGCAGAATTTATATTTACTGCGGTTTGTGAAGACGTATCAGTTATGGCAGCAGCTCTATATGGTGAAATAAATGCAAGAGTATCTTTTCTCAACTCTGCAACTGAAATAAGTTTATTTGCAAGAGCTTGTGCAGTTGTTTGGGTATATGCGGCAGAACCCATCAATAAAAAGTCAATTGTATAATTATCAGTAGATTCAAAAAGATCATATCCATCGGAAAGTTCTGCAAGAGATGCTGTTAAAGATCCTGAGGATTTGATATCAGATGAACCTCCATAATCTTTTCCACCCGTCAATGTATCTGTTGAAGACCCGGTTGCTGCAAAAGTTACTCCATCTACTGGTTGATCCCATCCAACATCAGATTCAAGAGTAAATCCAGAAGTATAACTTGTAGTTACTATTCCTGCAGGAGCTCCCAAAGCAAAAATATAACTAGAATTATTTGCAATATATTTTCTCCAATAAGATGGAGAACCAACAGAAAACTCAGCATCGGTTGCTTTGGATAAACCAAGATGTTTTTCTAAAATAGTTCCAGCATTACCTGTTACATTTCCAAGAGAATCAATTACAACAACATGAACTTCATCAAATCTAGCATTTCTTGCTGCAGCATATGCGGATGTTTCAGGTCTTTGAGCAATAGTATTCCAATATATTGAAGAAGTGCTTGTTATACCAATAGTTTGTTGATCAAACCAATCTTTTTGTGAGGTATATGAAGTTGATCCAGTGGCAACACTTCCACCTACAGTGTGAATGGCAACTGATCCACTAGATGAAAAAGCATAAACACCAGATGGTTTGTAATCAACATTTGTTTCGGTTCCAGCGGCTGATACATGTGAAAGAAGTTTTACATAAACATCAGTACCATCAACTTTAGTAATAATACCTTTTACATAACCATCCAATGTTGTTGTTGATCCTGAACCTGGATTAGTTCTTCCTTCAACACTTTGAGTTACGCCATATCCAATTTGAATTGTTGAGAGATTATCATTTGTAGATACTCCAACTAAAATTTGATCTGCCTTTGAATCAATAATTGCAACTTTAATTCCATTTGACCATGATCCAGGATTTCTGGCAGCAACTACAACACCAGAAAGTACATTTTCATCGTACCCCAAATTGGTATAATGATCTAAACTTTTAATTTTTACACTAGAAGCGGATCCAACAAATCCATTTGTCAAATCCGAATCATCTGCTCTTACAACTCTCATTGACCCACCGTAGGTCAAATATGATGAAGCAGTTAACCAATGCTCATAATGCTTATCTACTGAATATGGTTCTCCAAAAGTTTGTAATAAACCATTTTCATTTTCTACTAAAGTAGGAACATCTACAGGACCTTTGGCAAAAGGTGCTACAATTGCTCCAACTTTATTAGATGATGGGGAAACTCTTCCCAGAGTTAAATCAACTTCTCTTACTACAATTCCAGGAGATGCTAAATTAAGAGGCATCTTTATTCTCCTACAAGTCCAGAATTAATCTAAAAATATTTATGAAAAAGGGTATTTCCAATGAAGAAACAATGCATGAACAATTTTACCAATCGGGATATTGCCATTCAATTGAACAAATCTTTTTTTTCCTGGATTCTTGAATTCTTCTAATCGTACATTCTTTACATTCGTAAGAATATGATGAGGAGATCGTATTATTTTTTTTTATTTTATAAAAACTATCTATTAAATTTTTTTTTATTTTGCAAGTCCGACATCTTCTCTCACTTAGAAATAAATGCTCTATTTCAAATTGATCGTCTAAATCCATTACCTATATTCCCACATATATGAACGATCACCATATTCATCCACATTCCATACTTCCATGGCATTATTTTCTTTTTTTGACCCTGCAAATATCCAACGATCTCCAGTTTCTTCATCTATAGTAACTGCAAAATCCTCCAATCCATCGGATACAAATCCAAAAGGTGACATATCTTGTTCTATTTGATTTTTTTGCTCTTCATAAATGCGTTTACGGACATCATTGTCCGTCATTTCTTTAAAATATGGTTGAGCGACTAACCAAGAAAAAATAACTAGGCACATTGCCAAATCATCATTGCATCCTTCTTCTGCCTCAAATGAATTATGACGTTGTGCAAAAGTTGTAAGTTCTGATATAATGTCATAATCAGTTGTTAGCAACTTATCATCTTCCATCAACGTTTTTAAATTAGAACAACCTAATTTTTTAACAGCAGCAGTCATCCTTACGCCAAGTTGAGATTTCTTTCCACTAAAACCAGATCCTACAATTTGACCTGCTCTTCCTTTCATAGCACACATAAGAACATTATCATATTCCAAATCAAAATGTAGAATATTAGATACCTGATCTCCAATATCATTAACCTCAATTAATAACCAAGCATCATTATATCCTTTTGCAACTTCATGAATAATACTTGGAAATAGCATAGGTTTGATTTCATTATTTCGATATTTTGCTACAACCTTATAAGGAAAGTTTGTAATATCAAAAACTATAAATGCAGAATAGTCATTTCCAAGACCACGAGCAACGTCAACTGTCATTAAATAATTATTGTCTTCTTTTGGACTTTCATAAACGTCTAAACCAGCGTTCCTTTTAATGGGATCATCGTATGCAAGATTGCGAAGTTTTGCTGGACTAATCAGCGTATTAACAGATCCTAAAAATTCACACTCAAACTCAACTTTGAATTGTTGTTCTGAAGTATTAGCGATTGTTTGCTCTTTCCACGCTGCGTCTCTACCAGGCACTTCGGACCAATGCACGTCTGTAGGCACATATTCGTTCTTGCCCCTCTCAGCGTCATGCCACATACGGTAGAAGTGATTCATACCGCGTGGCGTAGATACGATAATTACCTTCGTGCTCTGTCCAGAAGAAATAGTAGGATAAACAGAGGCAAAGAAGTCATCAGCAATGTGATTCGGGATGAAAGCGAACTCGTCAAGAAAGATGACATTATAGGATCCGCCTCGGACAGCAGATGACGAAGTAGAG